ATGATTCTCCTTGTTAAGACTGGAGCAGACATTGAAGAGCTTGTGAAAAGTATGAAGGAGAAGCAAATGCTAGTAGAGGAACATTCCCTTATAGGAAAGTCTTTACTAGTAACTCAGAGGTGGAATGACCTTTGTGATAGTGCCTTACTTACTGCTGATGAAAGTGTTCCAAAAGGAGAAAGGTTGAATAAACTAGCTAAATCTCTGATGGAATGCTTCCCAGAAGGTAGAAAGGAAGGTACTTGTCAATATTGGAGAGGAAACATAAGAGATGTTACTCTTAAACTACAGAAGTTCTTTAAGCTCTATGGTAATAAGTACACTGATGAACAATTAATATCTGCCACACAGAGATATGTTAGTTCTTTTAATGGAAGATACCAGTTTATGAGAGTACTTAAATACTTTATATGCAAGAATGAAAAGAAGGTAGATTCTGAAGGTGTTGGATACATTGAAGAAGTTTCAGACCTTGCTGCATATATAGAGAATGAAGGACATGAGAAGTCACTTAAAGATAATTGGATGTCTACAATGATATGAGTTATTTTGAAGAAGTACTATCTTATTTAAAAGATAAAAGAGAAAGAGCCATAAGTGGTTTATATAACTGTATTCCATGGCCATTTCCAAGGTTTCGTATATTATTTCCAGGAACTCAAATGGGGAGGTATATAATATGTACAGCTAACCAAAAGGTAGGTAAAACTAAATTCTGTGACTTTGTATATGTATATGAAGCTATAGATTTTATTATAAAACATCCTGAGGTTAGATTGAAGATATTATATTTCTGCCTTGAAGAGAGTCCAAGAAAGAAATATATAGAGTTTCTATGTCATTTATTATATAGACTTGATAATCTTAGATACACTAATGCAGATATTGAAAGTACTGATAAAGACCATCCTGTATCTGAAGAAGTACTTAGTCTATTAGAAACTGAGAAGTATCAAATGTATATTAGAAAATTCAATGAAGTAGTTACTTATATTGATGACATTAGAAATCCAACTGGAATAAACAAGAAATGTAGAGAAGTAGCCTTAGAGAATGGACATCTTAACTTTAAGACTATTAAAGTACCACACCCAATTACAGGAGAGTTAGAAGACAAAAAGATAGTAGATACTGTTAATCCTTATACTCCTAATGATTCAGAAGAGTATAGAATAGTGATACTTGATAATGCCTCTAATTTATCTCAAGAAAGTGGCCTAAGTAAAAGGGAAACTATAGAAAAGATGTCAAAGTATTTTATTACTCTTAGAGACCAACTAAAATATACTATAGTAATGATTCAGCACCAGGCTCAAGACAAAGAAGGCAATGAGTCATTTAAACTAAATAGGATTAAACCAACTTCAGATGGGTTAGCTGATGCTAAGACTACTACTAGAGATGCTAACATGGTAATTGGTTTATATAGCCCTTTTAAGTATGGTTTAACAGAGTATGAAGGCTATGATATTACTAAATTCAAGAACCATATTAGATTTATGGAAATCCTTGAAGATAGAGATTATGGCGCTAATGGTAATATATGCCCTCTTTACTTTGATGGTGCAGTCTCTTATTTCTCAGAATTACCTAGAGCAGATGACCATGCTGAGATGTACAAAGTATATAAATTTATGGAGGATAACAAGAAAAAGAAAGTTTCCACACTTATGATGATGTGGAGTAAAGTAACAAATATATTTAAAAATGATTGAATTACCAACAGAAAGAAGTGTAGTTACAAACTACAACCCAAAGCTATTAATTCTTATGGGTAAATAGTCTGCCCCTTTTAGTAGTAATACTAATTGTAAAATCGGGCAAAAACGGTGAATCCTAAAGATTTTACTTATGGACTTGTATATATAGTAAATTTTCCGTATATTTGCATACCAAAAATATTTAATATGCAATTACATAGATTAAAATTTACTAAAGAAGAAGCAAAGAATTTTGCAGATTATTTTAATGCAGGTCATTCTATTAAAGATACTGCTGCCTATTTTGGTGTGACATATAGAGAAGTTTTACACTATATGATTTATTTTGGATATTACATTCCTAAGAAAAAATACAAAAACGTGGAAAATTTATGTGAAAATCATACTTTTTTCAAAAATATAGATACTGCGGATAAGGCATATTTCTTAGGATTATTAATGTCAGATGGTTATATACAAACTAATCTTTATAATAAAGAAGTTGGTATAGCTTTACAATGTAAAGATTATTATATTTTAGAAAAACTTAATAACTATATATCACCAAAAAAGATTTTATCCAAATATAAAAACTCTTATAAATGGAAAGTTGTCTCTTCAATAATGTATAATGATTTAGAAAAATATGGTATAACTGAAAATAAATCTCACTCAGAGTATGTATATCCTACAATTCCTAAAGAATTTGATAGAGATTTTATTAGGGGTTATTTCGATGGGGATGGATGTATTAGTATAAAATCAACAGGATATAATGTTATATCTTTTTGTGGAAATTCTAAAGTATTTTTAGAATCATTAGCTAATGTTTTATCTTCGTATGGGATTCATACAAGACCTCTTAATTGCTATACTAAAACAAAAAACTATCCAATATATACATTATATATATCAGGAGGAATAAATAAATCTATTTTTAAAAAGTTTTTATATGAAGGAGCAGCAACCTTTTTAAATAGAAAATATGAAAGATTCAAGGAAATACCGTGCTAAACTACTTAATAATATAAGTAGTCAGTGTAACGCATAGTAGTTGAAACTTATTATATAAGAATATAATACTACCACGAGTGTCCGACATCCTACATGGATGAAAATATATGCTGAACTTATAGGAAACTATAAGAACTATAAGATAAAAAGCTTATAGGATAACAATTTGAGACCCAAACAGGGAAAATCCTCATTAGTAGCAGCTATTGATGATAATCTTATCATTGATTTGGAAGATGGCTATAGAGCTCTCTCAGTAATGAAAGTACAAGCTAGGAGTGTAAAAGACCTTGAAGAAATTAAGGCAGCTATTCTAGCAAAAGGTAAAGAACTAAAGAGAGCTCCTTATAGGTTTATCACTATTGATAATGCCACTAGACTTGAAGAAATGAGCCTTGTTCTTGCAGCTGAGATGTATAGAAATACTGCTATGGGACAGGGTTATGGACTACTTAAAGATGCCAAAGGTATGCCAGTTAAAGACCCTAAGACAGGGAAGCCTCTTACTGACCCTAAGGCTGATGTAAGGACTCTACCTAATGGAGCAGGTTATACCTATTTACGCAAGGCTCTAAGGTATCTTATTGATATGTATAAACCTCTATGTGAGACATTAATCTTAGTAACTCATGTAAAGGATAAGCAAATCAGGAAAGATGGTCAAGAAATGTCAGAAATGGCAGTAGACTTAGCTGGTAAATCAGCAGATATTATATGTGGAGAAGCTGATGCAATAGGCCTTATCTATAGAGACAGTAATAAAACTTATGTATCTTTTGAGGGCGGAGATAACACTATTAAAGAAGCCAGATGTCCTCATCTCAGAGGTCAAAAGATACTTGTAGCAGAATCAAATGAAAATAATGAGGTAAAATTTGATGCCTCTAAAATATTTATTAACAACAAATAATTACAAAAAATGGAAAAGAAATTCACAAAATTCGAGCTGGCAAGATTGAAAAGAACAGCTCAAAATGTAGACCAGTTTATTCAAAAGAAGAACAAACTTGAGGCTAAAAAGAAAGAAATTGATGCAGAACTTGCAGAAGTACTTAATCTTATTGAGCTGACTGATGCTCCTACTAAAGCTATGACTGGTGGCTATGGTACTGAAGATATTATCAAGAAAGTAGTAACTGCTACTGATAAACTTGATAAGAATGGTAATGTTATTAAACAGACCAGTTATGAGTTTATTTATCCTGATACAATTATTCCTCCTGTTGAAGAAACAGTAGGTCAAAGTGCTACTGAAGAAGCAGTATCAGAAGTAGAAGAAGATGAAGCTACAGAAGTAGCTAATAACACAATTTATTAATATTAACAACAAATAAAAATATACAACTATGGCAATTGCTAAAGGTTCAGAATCAAAAGAAGCTCAGGAGTTTAAAAGATATGCAGGTGTAGCTCCTGTATTTATTAAAGCAGTAAATCCTGATAAAGCAGAACATGAGTCTTTGTTTAATACTACATTGGATGAAGCCCCTAATTATCTTGGTAAAGTAACAGATAGTGATGGTAATGAGTATGGTAATGCAAGAATTCAAATTGTATTTCAACCTGACACAGAAAAGATTGGCTTTGAAATGCCTCTTGTAACTATGGCTTTGTTCTTGCAAAATAGACCTAGAGTAGGTGCTGCATCAGGTAAAACTCAAGTAATTGATAAGTATGGTAGAACTGCATGGGCTACAGCTGAAGAGCTTGCAGCTAAAGCTATTCCTGTTTATTCTAATGGTCCTGCTGATATTGATAAGGACTATAGACCTGCTTATGTAGGAGAAGAAGAGCTTATGGAGTTTGTAAAAGCTTATCTTTGTATTCCTAGTGTAACTACATGGGACAATACTGCTAAGAAAATGGTTCCTAACACTAAAGTTAAACCTGAGGAATGTGAATGTAGGTTTGATAACCTTGATAAAATCTTTAAAGGAGATTTCTCTGAGATTAAAGATGCACTTGGCTTCCAACCTACTAATAAGGTTAAAATTATGCTTGGTGTAAGAACTGATGCAGAAACTGGAAGACTTTATCAAGCTGTATATACAAGAAAATTCTTGCGAAACTCAGCTAATAACTATAGCACTCTTGACAAAGAGTTGCAAGAGATGATTCAAAATGCAGCAGCTAATGGTAGGACTCTTAATACTGAGTATTCAGCAGCTCCTGTACATGAGTATTCTGTAGAAGCAACTACATTTACTCCTACCACAGAGGCAGCTCCTACTGATGAACTTCCTTTCAGCACATCTGAAAGTTCTTCTCCTTGGAACTAAATAAGTAGTTATGATTAGTAAGGGCACTAAATCAAGTGAATATATAGATATATCTAAGATAAGACAAGCAGATATTGCTGCTTATTATCTTGGAATAAAGTCTATTCCATGTTTGATTAAGAGCCCACTAAGAAAGGATAATAAACCATCATTCAGTCTATTCTCTAACAATGGGGAAGAAGTTGGTTTCATTGATTATAGTACCAGAGAGCATGGAAGTATAATAGACTTATTAATGCAAATGTGGAACTGTAGTTTTGTAGAAGCTAAAAGGAGAATAGCTAATGATATGGGAGATTGTAATTTGAATATCTCTATTGGAAAAGGTAGTTATGCTAATAGGACACCAGTAAGAGTAGGCTCTGGAATTGACTTACAATGTAAGATTAGAGAATGGAGGGATTATGACCTAGCTTACTGGGAGTCCTATGGTATAACACTCAGTTGGCTTAAGTATGCTGATGTTTATCCTATATCACATAAAATAGTGATTAAGGATAACATCAGTTATGCTTTTGCAGCTGATAAATATGCCTATGCTTATGTAGAATTTAAAGAAGGTAGAACTACTTTAAAGATATATCAGCCATTCAATAAGAGAGGATTCAAGTGGGCCAACAGACATGATAGGTCTGTTATAAGTCTATGGACTAAAGTACCTAAAGAAGGTGATAAAGTATGTATATGCTCATCTTTGAAAGATGCTTTGTGTCTTTGGGCTAATACAGGTATTCCAGCCTTGGCTATAC